GTAAAAAAGTCGTTTTTGAGTCGTTTTTGTGCTGTTTGTGCGTTCTTGCGAGCTTGTTCGGTGGCACCCTTTCTGGAGTTGCAACGCTGATGTGCAGGCTGCAAATTGTCAATTGAGTTGTCACCACCGTGCATTAAACTAACGATATGGTCAGCGGTGTTGGCACCTGCCTTACCGCATAGTGCGCAGATGGTTGCTTTGCCGTCTGACAGTATTTGTTTGCGGTTGGCTTTGTATATGGGGTCGTTGTATGGGGATGTCATAAGGCTGATGTTACTAGCGCCCTTGCTTCGCTGTGGTTGCTTTCCAGCGTGTTCCAGTCTCGGGTGTTTGTGCCCCCCACATTTCACAGCTGTGTGCTGTTGGCTGCCGGAACTGTTTAGGGTGGAACACCAGTCGCCTTTTATGTCGTTAGGGAACGCTGCACAGTGACTAATACCAGCATCACTTCACGTTAGTCATCACATGAGGCTGGGCGCACTGCTCGACCCTACTTCCGTAGTGTGCATACCAACAGAGTGCAATCCCCTATGTGGCCTTTGGTTGTATTCAGTTGTAAGGGTTAGTTACTTGCGTAAACCTTGAATGATGGCGATGCCAACGGAGAGTATCAGGGCATACCAAGCAATGATTAGCATGATGCCAAGCGTCGTTCTATGGCAGGCAAATCTTCAGGTCGCCAAATGTAACACTCGGCGTGTGGGTGCAGTATCTCGAGCCAGTGTTCTTGTGCTGGGCTGGTTCGGCCTTTGGCGCTTTTGAGCTCGGCAAACACCAATCCTTTGACTTTATGGCAGAGCACTAAGTCAGGAAAGCCCACAGCGCCACTGGTCAGCCAACGGCCTTTAGCGGTTTGTGTAGGGCTTGCGTGGTGACAATCCCAACCATGAATGTAAGCAAGCGCTTTAACTTGTTGCAGGAATGACGCTTCGCTAATTGGAATCATCGTTTGTCTTTGCCCAGCATGAACCCGCACATGAATACTGCGCTAAGCATCACACACATCGTAAATAGGTCAAGCATTAGAAGAGCCTTTGTAACGACATAGCACTTGTTACAGCGCCAGAACCGAGGAAGTAGTCAGTCACATCATCACCATCTTGATAGCCCATAAGCGATAACACCCATTGAGTCCATTCTGAAGGTTTTGCGCCGACGAAATTAGACCTTAAAGGTAAACAGCTAAGCACATCGCTAACACCTTGCAAGCCGTCTGTTCTACCTTTACGAAGAGATGGCACTTTGACTAACACTGGTTCCCAATTATTAGAAATGCGGCTGCCACTAGGGAATGCTGAAGGTTTGTGCCATACAGCAACCCTGATGCCGTTCCTGCTGTCTGTCTCTACGATTGAAAGGTATGTGCTGAGGCTGTGAACGCTCATTGCAATAGCCCAACCGTCATAATTGGCATTAAGTTCTTTAACTAAGCCTTGATGTGTCTCTGGTTTATCCCACAGATGAGCTTCTGGGTGGTTATCGGCTTGCCCTTCACCTTTGCCATTGCCACATCCCCCAGCGCCATACCATCTGACTGCTCTGCCTAGATATGGTGGGTCTGCTATGCACAATTTCATTAGAACGGTTCCTCTGGTGTGTCATATTGTGGCGCTAGCTGTCCGCCATTTTTTAAAACGTCTATTGCTTTTGAGACTTCAAATTTAGTCATTGTGCCGATGTTTGTAGGTGGCAACAGACCTGCCTTTTTTAACTCAGCCTTGTAAAGCCACAGTTGTTTTTCTGAGGGCAAGTTAGATGGCTGCGTAATTGTGGTGTCTCCCCTGACCACTTTTTGCATCTCTTCGCGGCTTGGTTTTTTAGTCCAGTCCGCCCCAAGGTACCCTGCCGCTGCTAAAGCTCGGCCTTGCGATGACGTACAACAGTTTTCTATCCTCGAAGTGGCATTCACGCCGCGGTCAGTTAAATGCTCTTCTGCGTAGTCCACAGTGGTTGGTTGCACATCGCTTTTGTCTAGCCAAAGCACAGTTTTGACAACACATCTTGTGCCGTCGTCATAAACAAGTTCTGAATGGATAGCGCCGTTCGGGTGGTCAATCCAAAATGCTTTTATGCGTTCGCTGACGGGGGTGTATTCGTCAAGATTAAAGGCCACGGGCTAACTCCCTTGATAGGCGCTCTACTTCGGTGTAAAGCTCAAGCACTTTGGCTTTAAGCGCGTCACGTTCTGCTTGTACTTTGGCAAAATCATCTTCGGCAAATTGTATTTGTTTGTCTTTAAACCATTCGTAAGCATCATCTTTGTGTATATATTCACTCATCGTGGGTGTCCCAAAACTCTGGCTCTACAAACTTGACAGTGCTTAAATAGTTAATGCCTTTTGATGAGCCAGAAGTTGCTAGTGATGGGTGCCATGAGTCGCGTACCTTTTCAGCCAGTGTGGGTATTGCGTGCAGCGCACCCACAGCTTCTAACACAAGGCTTGATTCTTTAAAGCGCAGCTCAAGCGCCAGATTGTGGCTAAGGTTAGTTAGTTTGGCAATTAGTTCGCCTATTGATGTTTCCATTTGTTTCCTTTGTTATTTTCCTGATGTTGCTCGCCAGTGACCTAAGCCGCCATTGCGATACAAGTAGCCAGCCACCTTGACATTGCACTCTGCATTAAGCAGTGCTTTGACTACATCCTTTTTCTTACAGACAGCCCGTGTCACAGTAGCCCAACTGCCTTGAATCTGTAACAGGCCCACGTCTGGGCGGCCTGTGGATTTGCGAACTGGCGACAATGCCCGTTCAGTGCAGCGACTTTCTCGATAGGCAATTTTGCTCATCACAGGGACAACCTTGGCAGGGAAATGCCGGGCTAACAGCGGTTCCCACTGAGGGCATGAGTTAGCAGCTGCACTTGCGTGGGCTGGGGTGGATAGGGCAAGGATAAGCGTTAGTGCCATGAGTTTCTTAATCAACTCTCTCAACTTCTATTGGCGGCCCCCATGAATGCCAATTCTGCGCACGTTGGCAGACTTGGGTATAAACAATCAGGCCTGTGGACAAGTCTGTAAAGACTTGCACCATGGTTTTCTTATCTTTAGACCTTAGGGCCATATAGCCCCATGTCGGTATCATGGTCGGTTCGCCATCATTTTTAGCCATAGCCAGCATGACACCCATCCCATAATGAAACTGTAGATAAATTGGGTGTCGGTCATGCCAAGCCCCTCACCATGTCAAAACCAGCCTGTGTAATAGCGCACACAATCGCCTGAGAGCCACTTGAGACGGCTCTACGGATGCCTAAATCCTGTATTAGGCCCATTGTGCGTAAATCGCTACAACGCTTCCAGTAGCCCCTAATTTCGTGGCCAGCTAGTGCGGCTCTCATGCCTGCTTCCTCATCGGTGAGGCCAAGTGTGGCTGTGGCGTACTGCTCAAGAAGCAAAGCACGGTGGCTGCCTACCCTAATGGGTGACACTTGCCGTGATGTTTCGGGGTCTGTAGCCCTGAATAGTGGTAGTTCCTGATAGGTCATGTTTCCTCTGACTTTCGTTGCCCTTTGAGTGGCTGAATGTGACTATACACAATTTGAGAAGTCGGTGGTGGATACCCAATGGAAACAAAGTACCCACCACCTAGCCCCAGCACTGCTCAAACAGTGGCTGAGAGTTCTATTTTAAGGCTCTGAACTGTGCTTCAAAGTGTTCCGGCGTTTGGTCGGCCAATTCAATATGCAGCCAATTTGGTGAGCCTTCGTATGAGCCTGCGTTGTCTGTCGCCGTGTAAATCTTCACGCCTGCTTTGCCTTCTCCTCGAGAGCATCGGTAGCCAGCGCCGTAGGAACCATAGGCGTACCAGTGCAGCTCACAAAGCCCGAGTGCTTTGCTGTTGGCTAGGAACCAGTCCCAGATGACACGTGCTTGTGCTTCGTCTTTGTATTTTAAATCAGCTGCAAAACCTGTGGCGTGTACGGATAGTCCTGCATTGTTTCGCATTGGTCGGTTGGCGTATGTGCCTAGTGATGTCATGCCCCAGCGTGCTTTGCATAGTTCGACAAGTTTGGCGGTGACGGGTTTGGTGCCTTTGCCATCCCATGCTGGGTAATACGGGTAAACGCGGTTGCTCATACTGGTGGGTCTTTGGGTTTATCTTTGAGGCCGTTACCAGCCAGCAAACCAATGAGGCCGCCAGCAAGAGTCATAAGCATTGGAGACAAAATAGCCCACGCTTCTGAGTCGTTAGGCGCTTGCTCAGTTGGCTGCACTACAAACAAAAGGCCATACAGCAAGGCAACGATAGAGAACAGAAACGCGCTCGAGAGGCAAATGCCTACAACGAGAATGAGTCGTGCTTTTATTTCTTCGTTGGTGAGTCTGTTTTCTAGTTTCATTTGCATTTGCTTTCCATGAATGATTTGTCAAGGGTGTTAGTGGTGTCACAGTTGTGGCGCGTGCGGTCTGAGCAAGCCGTCAGCGATGTCAAAAACACCAATAGAATCAGGCTATTTCGCATACTT